TCACACCCATTGCTCGATCCCGAGTTCCCAGCGTGAGCGTTTCGGATCGCGGCGCTCGAAGCTGCGGAAGCGATCAAAGGTGCCGTAGTGGATGCGGTTGCGCAGACCGGTCGAGGCGGCCGGGTCTTCGACGACCAGGACCGGCCGGGTCTCACCACGATCGAGCGCGAGATCGTAGAGCGCGTCGACCTCGGCCGTCGTCAGGTCGCCCAGCGTCCACGAATAGCCCCCCTTGCGTGCACCCTCGACGGTCCCGAAGCCGCCGCCGGGTAAAGACGTCTTGGTCCCCGTGTCGATGATGCGCCGTCCTGCCCCCCACTCTTTATCGAAGCTCGGCACGAAGGCTTGGCCTGCCATCACAACCCCCGCCATCAGCGCCGGTTGTCCAGCCGGCTGGGTAAGCGCGAGCCGGATATAACGCACGTTGGCGGCCGTCCCGTGCCAAAGCGCATGGCTGACGGTCGGCGCGGCGCCCACGCGATCGGGGACGCGCAGCGCTCCGGCCGGTTTGATGACCGAATCGGTGTAGCTCGCCGCACCGCCGCTGATCGTCCAGGACGCGGCCGCTGCCGGCGCGCGCGCATAGCCGAGAAAAACCGTGTCGATCGCGCGCGAGGTGCCCAGATCGATGTCGATCGTCGCCGCACTGCCGGAAGCGCTATCGGCCCAAACCTCCTTGGGGTCGGGCGTCAGCAGATTTGCGATCGCAGACCCGCGCGAGGCCGTGATCGCCGCGATCGCCGTGGGGGCAAGGATCAGGATGCGCGCCATTCAGAGTCTCCGCAGAACGGTCACCGTCGACAGCCCCGTCGCGAGATCGTCCTGCGCGAACAGGACGAACACATCCATGCCCTCCTCATAGCCGAGCCGATCGATCGTCACGGTGATCACTTGCCCCCGCCGGTGGCGCCATTCGCCGGGCAGAAGGTGCTCTTCAGTCGCCAACGGCCCGCCGAAGAAGATAAGTTGCCGCTCCCCTTCATTGGCGGCCGCCTCTTTCGAAGCGAGCGCGCTGGCCCGCTCGACCGTCATGGCACTATCGCCCCAGCGGTCGAGGCGGCCAGCGTCCTCGACGATCTTAAAAAGCGCGTCCGCCTGGAGCCATTCGGCGAAGAGCGCGTCGACGCTCACGCCACCGCCAACCCGACGCCGGTCACCAAGCACCGCAGCTTGCCGTTCCACGCCTCGGCCGCGTACCGATCGTCAAGCGCCAGCACGGCGGTGCGCACGGTCTCGAACGCCTCGCTATTGAGGATGTCGGTCAACGGCGCCAAAAAGGTAGCGCGCTCCGCCGCGGCCGCATCCGCCAGCGCCGACTGATATGCGCCGACCAGCGTCTGCCACTCGCCGATCGCGGCGGCGATCGCCGCGAGCTGATCTGACGACAGTGCCGCGATCTGATCCGTCGTCATACCGCCGACCTGCGCGCCGCTCAGCTCGCCGAGATCGGCCGCGGAGTAAGCCGCCAGTTCGGCGGAGGTGAGCGCCGCGATCTGCGCCGCCGTCATCGTCTTGATATCGTCCATCGTCATGCTCCGTTGATTAAGTGACCCGCCAAAGCAGGTTGTTGCCGCTGCTCAGGGCCGAGCCGGAGGCACCGAACCTCTGGATATTGACCATGATCGCGCAGGCTTTGACGCTCGAAAGGCCGGTGGGCACCGAGACGTCGAGCGCCACGGCTGTCGGGCTGCCGCCGGTGCCCCCGGTGATCGAGATCGGATCACCGATATCGATCGTCGACATGCCGGCGCGCGCGAGCTGGAACTGGAGACTGCCGCCCGATGGGGCCGATGCCTCGACGTTGATCGTGCCGGTGATATGCAGCGTGCCTGCGCTCAGGGCCGGCGAGGCCACCGCGGCGGGCGTGTTGCTGTTAGTGAGCGCGGAATAGCTGATCACGCCCGACCGCTGCGCACCGTCGCCGCTCCCGCCGCCGGTGCCCACCTCGGCCGCGCCGTAATAGACCTTGCCATCGGTCGCGATCGCCCAGATGCTGTTGGCGATGGTCTCCGAGCCGACCGCGACCGACTTGAGCCCGTACCACTGCACGAGATTGGCGGCCGACCCGAATTTCGGCCCCCAGGCAAGCCGATACGATCCGGCAACCACCCGCCAGACACCGCCCGCAAAGCTGGTCCCATCGCCCGATCCGCCGTCGATCTCGAACACGTCCGTGAGATAGATGATTTTCGACGTCACCCCGTCATTGGTCGAAACCCTGCCGGAGACCTTGCCGTTGACGTCGATCTTGAGCCCGACAACCGCCTTAGCGATCCCATTGGCTTCGGCTGCAACGGCGTCGGTGGCGGTAATATTCGCCTCGGCCGTTCCCATTCGCGCGTTGAGCGCTGTGACGGTGGACGCGTTGGCCTTGCCGGTCGTGAGCGAGGCGATCGCCCCGGTGTTGGTCGCAACACTGGCCGACAGATCGTCGATCTGGCCCGCCTTGATCTCTGCGTCCGAGGCTGCCCGGATACCGCACCGATACCAGTTCACCGTTTTGGCCGTGACGGTGCCGAACCCGGTCCAGCCGCTGCACATAAACAGCTTGCCCGCGACCGCCGACGCGAGCGTCACGTCGGCGCGGGCTCGGATGCGATAGGTCTTGCCCGCCGGCCCCGACGATCCGATCACATCCGTGAACTTGCACAAGATGCGCTGCGTCTGCGAACCGTCCGCATTACGCACATCAAGAATGAAACCGGTGCCGCTCAGATCGCCCGCAGTCGGCTCGACGTCGGCCTCGAAAACATAGGTTCCTGGCCCCATTGAGGCGAGGCCGGAGCCCGCAGGCGCATCCTGAGCGATGCCGCCGTTTCCGCCCGCCTCGACCACCTGTTGCACCGCGTAAGGGCTGTTGCGCCCGGTGACGCGGGTGACGACGCCGACCCATGCACCCCATCCGGCCGGGCGGGCGGCACCGTCCGGCCAATCGGCGAACACCGAATTGAGCGCGAGCGATCCGGTACTGGCGTTGGCGGAAACGACGGCGAAGGTCTTCGCGGCTGAAGCCTCCGCGGTGGCGATCGCCGCTTTGTTGGTCGAGACATCCGCCGAGGTGGCGGCATCGCCCTTGTACCCAACGGTGAGCAGCATATCCGCATGAGCCGATGCCGCATCATCATTCGCAGCAGCCGCACGACTGGTCGCGACATCCGCGCTTTGTTCGGCGCGCTTGCTCTCAGTGATGTCTTCGATGCGGAGGGCCGCCCAATAGGCGAGCATGTTGTCCACACCGTTCGACCCTGCCGCAAAGAGCCAGGGGCGGAGACTCACCGTGTCGGACGTGACGGCGAAGGTCTTGTCGAAATACTGCCAACCGCTGTGTGGATTGGCTACGATTGCCCGATAAGAATACGACGCCGCGCCGCTGGATAGCGTTGCGAGCAGACCCAGACTGACCGCAACGTCGCCCGCACTCTGAACCCAGCCGGTCACCCTGAATGTCTTGCCGTTGAAATTACCGTAACGAAGTGGCTCTTCGAGCGTGTCTCTGGCAGTGGTCTTGAGCGCCTTGGTAAGGCCCGCCGACGCCAAGCCGCTGACCGCAACGACGGTTGATCCGCTACCCCAATTTCCGCGCGAACCGTCCTCGAAATCGCCATGTTGAATAAGATTGCCAGATGCACCCGACGCAGCCGCAGCCGCCGACTGTGACGACAAGTTCGAATACGCCAGCGCCTGGTTCTTGAACCCTAGCGTATTGCTCTCGCTGATCGCGATCCGGCCCTCGGCCGCCGATACCTCGCCTGCCTTGGTGTTGACCGTGTTGGTATTGGTGGTGACCGACGCGGCCTTTGTCGTCACGTCGTCCTGGATCAAGGTGACGACCGACAGGCTCGATGCCGCTGCGTCGGCTGCATCCTCGGCCGCTGCCCGCTCGGTGATATCTACTATCTCGCCGCTGATCCACCGGCCTGCGTTGCCAGCCGCAGAAGTAGCCGGGACACGGAGCAGCAAGCGCAGATACGCACCGCCCGAGGCAATGACTGTATCGCCATCGACCTCTAGGGTCAGCGTCTGCGCGTTACCCGTGGCGGTGATCGTCTGTGATGTAGCAGGCGAGCCGCTGATATAGCTGTAATCACTCGTCAATTGGACGCCAAAAAGCTGGATATTCAGTGGGGCGGTGATGGATTGAGCATAGAAGCGGGCTGTCAGCCGATAGCGGTGACCCGGCTGCACGGTCATGACGCCGATTTGAGCAATATCGATCGTGGCGCCGCTCGTCGTGAAGCGGGCGACCCGGCCATAGCTTGCGTTCACAACAAAACTTACGGTCGCGTCGGACGGCCCAATTGGGGTCCGCGTCTCGGGCGCGCCTATATAACTTCTCGACCAGAATGTGCCGTCCTGCTCGAAATCGCTGGGAAGCAAGCTCGCAGCCGTCCGGTTGGCCGCCGCCGCCGAATCAACCGACAGCGTCTTCGCCGCTTCGGCCGCCGCCTTGAGCCCATCGACCGTGACGACTGACGCGGCGGCGTGGTCTTCGGAGATCGAGGCGTTGCCAGCCGCCAGTTCGCTGGCCTCCTTGGCGATGACCGAGCCGTCCTCGGCGGCCTCTGCCAGCGCGAGGATCGCGTCCGCATCCTCCTTGGCTTGCAGCGCGAGCGCCGCACTGGTGGCCGCGTTGTCGGTGTGATCGAATACCTCGAATAGCTCGGTGATATCGCTTTGCGCGGTGTCGATCGCGCCGGTGACATCGATCGCGGGGCGGCCGGCCACATTGGTGGTGTCCGCCGCCGTGCCCTTGCTGGTCTCGATATCCTCGTCGGTGTACGTGCCGCCGCCCGGCTTGGTCAGGTTGCCGGGCGTTTCGGCGTCGCCGACCGTGGCGCCGACCGTGGCGCCATCCTCGATCCCGCCTAGCTTCTCCGCCGCGCCCGGATCGAGTTCGGCAAGCTCGTCCGCCGTGGCGCCAGCGCCCAGGCCGACCACATCGTCGACCAGCACGGCACCGGCGATATCGCCGCGCGACATGACGTGACGATTTTGGCGATAGCCGACCCGACGCCGGCCGGATGGTTTGAAAACATTGGTCCGGCGGACGCGCTCGCTGCGCACTGAGGCGACGCTCGCCCCCCATGCGATGGGGCGGATCACGATCGCGCCGGCGTCGTCGAGCAACCAGAGTAGCGAGACGCCGCCCAGCAGTTCGTCGAGCGCCGCTGCCGCCGCCACATTCTCGTCGTCCGCGAACCAGCCCGCCGCGTCTGGCCGATCCGCAACGGCGGCCGCCACCGTACCCGTCGCAAAGCTGATCGCCGATCGCGCCGCCACGATCCGCATGGCGATCTCGGCGGCCGTCTCCACATAACCGTCCGCGATCTCGCCCCGAATATCGGCGCAAAGGGCGCCGGCGGGTACCGTCCACCATTTGACGCACGCGATCGAGGGCGCCACGACGCCGCCGCCCTCAGGCGCCTCGGCCGCTTGCAGCGCAGCGAACGTCGCCGCCGCCGAACCCTGCCAGTCGAGCACAACGAGTTCAGCCGCCGCCGCGCCCTTGTCGCGCACCGCGTCGATCGCTTTCCACGGTCGCAGCGGGTCACCGAAGCAATAGATGTTGTTCGGCGCATCGATCGCGTCGCCGAGCACGTTGAAGCAGCGCCCCCAACCCCGCCGCTTGATCGCACCTTCCCACTCGGCTGGCCCTTCGAGGCCGCCCGTGCCCGCGAATCGGTCATCGAGGAGCGGCCGCTTGAGATCGGCAGCCGGATCAGCGAGCGCGATCTTGATCACGCCGCCTTCGACGACCAGACCAAGGACACGGCCCGCCTGTGCGACAGGCGGCAAGCCGCCGTCTGCCGGCTCCGGCCCGACGCGTACGGTGATGGTTGCATCCGGCCAGTAATAGGCGGCCATGTCGTCGAGCACCGCGCCGGCGGCGGGCATCCAGTGCAATTCGCCGGCGGCTGCAACGCCGCTCGCGATCGCCACGCCGTCGAAGCTGAAGCCGGCGACGATCGTCGGCAGTGCGACGATCCCGGCCAGCCAGTGCTCGCCGCCATAATAATATGGCCGCGCGTCGCCACCGCCCGCGAGCCGCACCGTCAGGGCGCCACCATCGGCGACGCGGCGCGGCTGCGCCTCGATCAGGATCACCGGCGCGCTCATTGTGTGGTTCGTGCGAGTTGCGAGAGATCAAATGCCGATTGACTATTCAACGACGCCAACCGGCCCAGCAGCGCATTGTTCGCATCAAGCGCCGCGATCATCCGCGCGTTCTGCGCGTTGTTTTCGTCAAGCGCGGCATTGGTCGTCGCCAGCGCCGGGTCGCTCGTCTTCTCGGCCGCCGCAACCTGTTCGTTCGCCTTCGCGATCGCCGCGCGCGCCTGGTCGAGGATCGCGTTGCGGTCGGCCGCAAAGCCGCCCGTCGTCCCATAGGCTTGCTTCGAGACTTGATTGAACTGTTCGAGCAGGCCGGCGAGCGTGTCCCCCGCGCCCTCGACGCCGCTGTCGAGATCGGCCTGCGCCTTTCCGATCTGATCGAGGAGCGCCTGCCGGTGCTCGACGGCCGAGCCCTCGAACAGCGACCCCGCCGTCATCGAATCGACCAGTCGCTGGAGCGAGCCCACCTGCTGATCGACGAACTGCTTTTGCAGATCGAGCCGTTCCTTGTTGTTCAGCTCCTCGATTTTGACAACGTCGAAGCCATAGGCGCGCGCGATCCGCAGCCGCTCCTTCGCCTGGGCCTCGAAGTCCTTGAACGCCTTCGCCATCTCGCCGCCGATGCCGCCGATCGCGGTCTCGACCTCCTGGACCTTGAGCGCCTCCTGCAACGCCCGGTCGATATCGGTGGAGGATTTGAGCGCCTTTTGAACCGCCGCTGAGAGGCCCGTCACGGCGCCATCCTTGATCGCGTCCATGATCGCGTAATTCAGCGCCGCTTGCTGGCTATCGAACGCCAGCACTGGCCCGCCGGCGATGCCGCCGGCGCCGGTGGGATCGACCCGGTAGACGCCTGCCTTGTGGCCGGGACGGTAGCCGACCGAGACTCTGGCGCTACCGAGCGAACCGCCCAACTGCTTGACGATCGAATTGAGCGTGTCGGCGACGTCCTGGCCGAACTGTTGCGCCGCCTGTTTGGCCTCGCTGCCCTTGCCCGAGACCGCGCCGATCCGCGCCACACCACCATCGAACGTCAGCGCGGTCGATCCGTTCTTTTCCTTCTTGAACAGCCCGCCGACGACACCGCCGAGCAGCCCGCCGGCGATCGACCCGATCGGGCCGGCGAGGCTCCCCAGCGTCGAACTCAGCAGCTTCTCGGCCGCAAAGCCGCCCAGCGCCCCGCCGATCGCGCCGCCGGTGCCGCTGCCGGTCACAGAGCCCGCGATATAACCCATGCCGGCGTTGCGCAGCAGGCCGGCGAACGATCCGTTCTGGCCGAACACGCTCTGCATCGATCGGTCGAACTCGCTGCCGACCTCCTTGCCCACCGATTTGCCGATCACGTCGGCCGTCGTCTGCGTCGTGGTGTCGTTGCCCGTCGTCGGCGCGGCGGCGGCCTTGCCGCGCCCCAGCAACAGGCCGAGCGCGCCGCCGGTCTGGCCGCGCCCGGCCGACGTGCCCAACATCGCCGCCAGCGGCCCCGTGCCCAGCAGGCTCGCCTCCAGCGTCGCGGAGGCGATCGATTGCGCGAGCCGCTTGATCGTCCGCCCCGCGCTCTCGCCGCCGACGATGATGTCGTCGAGCGCCCCCACCGCCGCCCGGCCAAGGTCGTACTGCGCGCGCGCCGCCTCGCGGGTCCGCTCCGCGAGATCGTCCATCGCCGCGTTTGCGGCCACGGCCTTGCGAAGGTCGGCTTCAGCCTGGCCGCGCTCGGCCTCGGGCAGTGCAGCAAGCTCCTTGCGGTGCTTGATCATTTCGGCCTGCACCGGATCGAGCGCCTGGCGCACCGCCAGTTCGGTGTTGAGGCTCTCGATCAGTCCGTCGATCGCCGCACGCGCACGATCGAGTTCCTGTTCTTCTTGGGTTGCCTGCTTGCCAAGATCACCGATATCGATCTTGCCGCCGAAATAGGCGCGGCGGGCCTGTCCGCTCCAGTCATCGGCGGTCTTTCCGTCGATCTTACCCGCCGCTTCCAGGTTGGCGATATCCTCCAGCTCTTTCCGGTACGCGCGCGCGGCGGCAGCGACCGGATCGTATTTCTTCTCCAGTGCCACGAGATCACCCGCGAGCGCGCGGGCGTCCTTTGCGGCTTCACGCGTGGCGGCACCGCTCGCACGCCGCGCGCCCGTCGCGGCGCGCTCGGCATCGCGAGCGCTCGTGACGGCCTTTTCGGCATCCCCAACCCGCCGTGAATATTCAGCCTCCGAGATCGCGCCCGAATCGAGCGCGGCCTTTGACTGAATGCGGGTGACCGTCAGTTGCGCCTGCGCGCGTTCCACCGTGCCGGTGCTGGCGGCCAGCTTGGCCTGCGCGTCGAGCAGCGCGGTATTCGCTTCGGCGGTGATGCCGAGCAGCTTTTTCTGCGCATCCGTCGCGGTGCCGGTGAGCAGGGCGATATTGGCGCGCGTTTTCTCGGCCGCCTGCGCGCCCTGGACCGTGCCGCTCGCCAGCTCGACGATATGCTCAGCGACCTTCTTTACGGCGGGATCGGCATCGCCGATTTTCTTGACCGCCACACCGAACGCGTTGGCGTTGATCGTACCACGACGATATTGCTCGGCGAGCGCCTTGATCTGGCGCTCGCTTTCGGTGTCCGTCCTCGTTGCCGTATTGCCGGGCGCGAAAAGGTTGCTGGAAAACTCGCCGCGCCCAGCCGTGCGTCCATACGCAATCAGCGCGCCGCGGCTGCGCACATAATCTGCGCGCTGCTGGTCGAGAAGATTGGCCTGCCGCTGCGCTTCCGCCAGCGCGACGACCGCCGCGACCTGGTTGCGGATTTTGCCCGTGGTTTTGTCGAGAATATCACCGAGCGCGCGCTGCCGCTCGCCCATATCCTCGGCGGCATCGCCACCGGACAGTAATTTGGTGACCAGCACACCGAGCAGCGACATCGCCCCCGTGATCGCTATCGTCAGCCCGAAGCTCATCGCTCCGCTGAGCAATTGCGTGCCCAGCGTGAGCCCGGCGACCGCCTGCGTCGTCTTGGCGCCCTGTTGCGACAGGATATCCAGACCGTTCCCGCCCGTGGCCGCGCCAGCCGCGGCGTCAACCAGCGCGCCGCCAAGTTCCTTCGCGCCCTTGCTCAGCCCCTCCGTCGAGGTGGCGGCCGCGTCCTGCGTCCGCGACAGGTTGTCGGTCGACGCGCCCGTCTCCCGGATCGCCCTGTCGAGATCGTCGAGCGCGCGCTGCGCGCCCTCGGTGTCGCCGGTGATGATGAGCGAGGTCTGGAGCGTCATCGCGTCAACCCCGCACGCCGTTCAAGGCGCCGCGCGCCGCGGCCTCCATCAACTGCAACCCGCTCCATTGCGCGGGCGTGAGCGTCCGCCCTGCGAAGTTCAGCCCGGCAGCAACCGCGGTATAGTCGAGCCCGGCCCAATAGACCGCGCCCGACGCCAGCGGCACCGTGCGCCACTGCGTATCGATTGAGAGGAACGCCTCCACGACAGGCCAGTTTTCGGGCCATATGCCGAACTCCTCCGCGCCGACGTCGCTCAGCGCCGCCACGATCTCTTCCGACATGCCCCAGCGCCGGGCATCTTCGGCGGCTTCGCCCAGGTCCGCCGCGCCGCCCGTCGCCCAGGCCCGCGCGGCGGCGGTCAGTTTCCCGGCCGCGCCTTGTTGATCGCCTCGAAATAGCCATTGGAGATCGCGCGGCGGGCCCAGGGCAACGTGAGCAGGCGGTCACGCAGCTCGATCGAAAAGGGGATCGGTTTCTTGTCGGCGCCCGCGATATCGTCGAGGCGGTGGATCGCGCGGCGCAGGAAATCGGTCGAGCCCGCCACCGTCCCGAGGTCGAATTCGTCGATCTCGTCGGGGACGATGACGTTGTAGGTGACGTCGAACGTCTCCTCGCGATAGCCGCCGTCGATCGGCACCATCGCGGTGACGGTGTGCTTGAAGGTCGGATTGTCGGCGACGATGAACATGCGTGCGTCCTTCAGGTCAGGTGAGCGTGATCAGCCACTGGTCGTCGCCTTCGTCGGGCGTCGGCACGAACTGGAGCGGCCATTCGAGGATGTTCTGGTTCTGCTCGTAGCCGGTGAGCCGCTGCTGGACGGCCGTCGGGAATTCGAGCTTGACCTTGCGGCCCGCGATCGTGCCGTGCTCCAGCACCACCGCCTTCGCGGTCTGCGTATTGGCGAGCGCGAACGGGTTGTAGGTGGTCAGCGGCACCGCATCGACGCGTGCCGAAAGCTGCTCGGCTTTATCGACGATCAGGATCGCCTCGGTGCCGATCAACAGCCGCGGCTGGACATCGCACCCGAGGTTGAACGTCAATTCGCGCAGCGTAAACGGGTCGCCGCCGATCGTGAACACCGGCGTGTTCGCCTTCGACGCGACCTGCGGCTTCTGGAATTTCGACAAATCGGGCACGATCCGCACGCCCTCGGCGGGCTGGGTCCACAGCCCCGTCAACGTGACGCGCGCCGACGGCAGACCCTGCGCCGTCACCGTTGCCACCGCCGTGCCGCGCGCGCCGAGCAGCACATGCTTGGTGTTGCCGATGAAGAAGTAGATCGAGACCGATTCGTGATCGTCGGAAACCGGCGAATATTCGACCTTGCCGTCTTTCGCCCCGGCCTCCGTCTCCTCGGTCAGCACCTCGGCCACGCCGCACGCGCGGAGCAGCGCCCCCCAGGGCGGCGGCTCACCTGCGTTCGAGGCGCCCCCGCCGACCAGCTCGATCGAGCCGGTGAGCACCGCGCGCAGCGCCGAAGGGAAGCGCTCGTTCGCGCCCATGAAGGCGCGCTCGACATTGCGCTCGACGTCATCGCCTTCCATCGGTTGGAGTTGGACGTCGGTCAGCAGCATCGCATCGGCGGCGCCGGTCGGCGCCGCGTCGGTGGCATAGGTCGTCTCGATCTTGGCGGCGATGATCTTCGAGCGCCATTTGATGGGTGCAATCGCCATGTCAGCCCTCCTGCTTGATCAGCTTGCCGCCGCGCCGCAGCCAGCGGCCGCCGCCCGGCGGGCGTATCCCCTCTACGGCGACGGGCGGGGCGTCGGCCGGCGGCGTCTCCGTCGTCTCGATCGCATCCGCCGCGGCCGTCTCGGCCTCGGCCATCTCGGCTTCCGGCGTTGCGTCCTTGATCTTCTTCATGGCGTGATCCTCAGTTGATCCTCGATCGCGAAATCGAGCTGGTAGGTGAGCGTGCCGGCGGAGAGGCTGAGCAGTTCGCCGCGCGAGAGCGTGAACACGCCGATCGTGTCGTCGTCGGGCGTCCAGCCGGCGATTCCGCCGACCACCGCGTCGATCAGCGGGTCGAGCGTCGCGAGCCCGGCCGCGCCGGTCGCGTCGCCCGCCGCGCGCACCGCGAGCAGCACGCCGACGACATGGCTGACGCTCTGCCGATACAGCCCCGTAACCGCGTCGGCCGCACCGCCCTGCAACCCCAGCGGCAGCACGAACGCCGCCGGCGTCACCTGCGGCAACTGGTTGCGCTGCATCACCTCGGAGAGCTTGGCGGCGCTGTGGACCCGCCCCGCCAGCACCGGCGCCGCCAACGCGACGCGGTCCATGACCGCCCCGATCTGCATCAGATATAGCCTTTGAGCGTCTGCTCGGTCAGCGGCCGCTCGCGGTCGTTGGTCACCACGCCGCTATTGCCCGACGCCGCCGGCTCCAGCCCAGCGACATTCAGACGGATCGTGCCCGCCGCGATGTCGCGCAGGCTCTTGAGCGCCAGCTCGTAATCCTTCTCGATCTTGGGATCGGGCGCGAAGGTGTGCAGCTTGTAGATCGCGATCGTCAGCGCGAGATCGGTCAGCAGGTCGGGCGTCTCGGCGAGCGGCAGCACGTAACGGCCTGCGAGATAGCCGTCGATCATCGCATCGGTGTCCGCCAGCGCTCGTGTCACCACGCTCGCATCGATCGCGCCCGCCGGCGGGCTGGCGCGATCGGTGAGCTGGACGAGCATCTGTTCGCCGAAACGCTCCGAAAGCTGGTCGAGCGTGGCGTAGGCCATCAATGCGACCCTTCCGACATCCACGCGAACAGCAGCGCGGCGACAAACAGGAAGCCGAGCACGCCGATGGCCAATGGCCCCGCGAACAGCGCGACCGCGATCGCCCACCACGGCAGCACGCCGGCGGCGACGAACGCCCCGCAGACCGCCGCCGAGACGAGCGAGATGATGACGATGATCAGGGCGGGGCCGTTGTCGCTCACGCTTCGGGCTCCGTCCCCGCCTCGCCGACGATCGCCCAGGACAATTCGGGGTCGGCGTCGATCGCGCGCAGCCCCTCTTCGCCCAGATCGGCGAGCGAGACCCGCACCGGCTCCGCCCCGAACGACCGCCCCGCCCGACGCCGGCCGCGGCGCGGGCCGGTCACCTCGACGATCAGGCTCGCCGCGGCGTCGTGGTCGAAGATCGCGTCGATGGGTGCGCGCACCGGCGGGCGGGTGCGGGAGGTGTCGGCGGACGGCTCAACCGCCGACACCCCCACGCTGGCGGCGGATACAGTACCCTCCGCCGCCGCCGGGGCGACGGCCGCCGCCCCGGTGTCATTCCCAGCCGCCGCGTCGGGCACGCCCCCAGCGGCCGATGCGGTGCCTTCGGCCGCATCCGCCGGATCGAGCGCGGCCGCCGCAGCGCTTCCGGCCTGTTGCGACACGATAGAGACGCCACTGGTCACAACCGTCGTGTCGGAAACCGACGCCGAGAGCGCGGCGTGACTGGTCGCGACCCCCGTATCCCCCGATTTGGCGGCCCCACCGGCGTTGCTCGATTGCTTGCGCTTCGTCATGTTCCGGTCCTCCGATCAAGCGAGCCAGGGAACGATGAGCAGCTCGGCCGTCCCGCGCCACACATTGGTCGCGCCGGCCGCGTCGCGCTCGGCGTTGAGCAGTTCGAGCCCCGCGCCTTCGAGGCTCGGCGGCACGATCAGCGTCTTGCCCGAGAGGCCGAGCGGGCGGCCGTAATCGCCCTTCATCCCCGCCAGCCCGGCGCGCGCCTTCTTGTAATTGTCGGCGTTGAGCGTCTGCTTCGAGCCCCAGGCGAACTGCCAGAAACCGAACCCGACATTGGCGCGGGCATCGACGCCGTAGACGTTCTCGTTCTGATCGAAGACGTTGTCGTCGGTGTCCTTGTCCTTGGCCACGAACTTGAAGTCGCGGCGCTTCTGCAAGATCACCGGCTTGAGCACCTGGCTGTCGTCGACCAGATACCAGGCCGTGCCCGCTCCCCCATCGGTATTGGCGACCGACGTTTCCTTGCCGTCGGCATCGAGCACCGGATGGTCGGTGTCGAAATAGCTCTGGCCGTCGTAGCACGCGGTCGAGAAGCCGAGAGGCAACATCCCCCAGCACAGCGTATCCCAGAAGCTACCGGAAGATTGACCCATCTGCTCGAACATCGGTGCGTAGAGCCCGATATTGTCGGTCTCGATGTCGTCGCGATTGACCGCGATCGTCATCTCCCACGGCTCTTCCTTGATCGAATAATCGTGTTCCTGCAGGTTCTGGACGGCGCGCGGGCCGACCCATTTGCGGACGTTGGGCATCTTGCCCAACCACCCGTATTTCTGCTCACGCGTGGTCGCCGGCACCGTGGTCGCGATCCGCTGATATTGCGGCTTCGCCATCCCGAGCCCTTTGGAATAGCTCGTGTTGAAGCCGGTCCGCACCGCGTCCAGATTGGCCCTGTTGATGATCATCGAAATCGTCCTTTCTTAAGCGGCGGGCTTGGCGGCGGCGTCGGCCCACGCCTTGAGCATCGCCTCGTCGAAGCGCACCCAGACGCCCTGATCGTCGATCATCTCGACGAACCCGGCCGGCGAGCGAGCGGCGCTGCCATCGGTCTTGGCGACGGTGTGATCGTCGACCGCGAAGCAGACCTCACCGATCTCGGCGATCGTGATCGCGTCGGTGCTGCTCGAATTGTCGAACCGGAACGTGCCGCTGCGATAATCGAGTGCCACGTCGCCGGCCGAGCCGTCGTTGACGACGCGTGCCTCAGCACGGCCGACCCCGGTCAACCCGGTCGCGGTCGCGCCCTTGACGAGGTAGCCGGCGGCGTTGCGCATCACGAGCGCGCCGGCATAAATCGTGGTGCTGGCGGCAACGCCGCCATTGCGGACATCGCCCTGCGCGCGCGGCGTGTTGCGGTCCCCGGTGAGCGCGGCCATCAGAGCGCCTCCTCTTGATCGGCGCCGGTCGCGGCGCGGGTTTTGCGGTATTCCTCGGGATCGAGACCCATCAGCGCGATGACGCTGGCGTCGGCCTCGCCGAGATCGGCCTTCGCGCCGCCTTTCGGCGGCTCGCCCACGATCCGCGCGCCCTTGATCACCGGCATCGCCCCGATCATCTTCTCGGTGCGCGTCGCGTCTTCCATGTGCATTGCGATGTAATCGTCGCGCAGCGGCTTCACGCCGACGCGGCCGGCAGCGATCGCGTCATCGACGAACCGCGTCGCGGCCGTGCGCGCACCGTCCTCGGTGAGCGCGTTGAGCTTGGTCGTAAGCGCGCCGATCTCGGATTGCAGCGCGACTACGGCGTCGCTTTCGGCGACGTGCTTCGGCTTGGCGGCAAGCGCCTCGACGCTGACCAGCACGGCGGCCGCATCGGCAGTCTCGGCCAGCCCGGCCGCCTTGGCGATCGGTGCGAGCGCCGATTGCAGCGCGGTAGCGGCATCGCCCGCGCCGGGCTTCGCCTTGACGGCCGCGATGATCGCGTCGTCGTCGGCAGTGCTGTCGAGGCCCAGCGCCTCGATCAGCCTGGCTTTGAGGTCCATCAGATTTTCCTCCTGGTGCAGGGCGACGAGCCCCTTGAGATTCGGCGTGTTGGTGAGGCTGGCGCGCAGGATGCGGGTGATCACGCCGTCCTTGCGGTAGGCGATCACCGGACTGACGCCGCGATAGGCTTTATCCTCGGCGAGCTTGCGGCCGGCGCCGGTCCACTCGACCCGCCCCCAGATGCCGCCGGCCCGCTGTTGCAATTCGACGATCCAGCCACGCGCCGGCGCCGCGCCGCCGTTGGGCGCGGCGAGATCGGTCGCGTGATTTTCGTCGAGCACGATCTTTTCGCCTGCCGGCAGCGATGCGGCCATCAGCGCCGAGGCGTCGGGCACGCGATATGGGCCGCGCCCGTCGATCGTCGCGACGGCGCCGGCGGGGAGCAGATGCAGCCACTCGGGCGCCGAATCGCCATCGGCGATCGGCTGTGCAGCGCAAAGAGCAAGGGATGGCGCGGTCATGCCAACCATCTGCCCGCTCAGGCGTCAGGAAAACATGCCCGCCACGGCGGGCAGGAATACAGGTCGAGCCGCGCCCGCGGCGGCGACACTGCCACCGCGCGCCGCCGAAATCAAAGCCGATCAGATCAGCCGCCGTCGAGCGCCGGCGCGATCGCCTCGTCGACAATGTCGAGAATGTTGCGTTCATCGGTCTCGGACAGGCCGAGCCAGACGCGCGCCGGGATATTCCCCCACGGGATCGGCCGGCCGGCGCCATCGCTGCCGAACGCGCCCTTGGCCGCGCCGCCCTGCATCACGCCCGAATAGATCAGGTTCGAGCCGACCTCGACCGCCGCCTTCGTCGCCTGCGCGTGGATCTCGGTCGACAACCGCCGCGACGGGCCGATCAGAGGTTTCGGCCGATCGCCATCGCCCATCCGACGATAGTGTTCGAGCGTCGTCGGGCTCTTCGGCGCCCATTTGCTGCCGTCGGGCGCCTCGCTCGCCGCGAAGCGATCCTTGGTCGCGCCGACCAGATATTCGCCGATATCGGTAAAGACCGGCTCCATGTCGTCGAGCGTCGCTTGCGCCTGGCGCAGCGCCTCGGCGATCGGGCGGTCGTTGAAAATCACGCGAAACATCGCTATCTCCTCTTCAACGGCAGGCGCGACACGGTGATATTCTCTCGGCCGTAGCACGATCGTCTCGATCGGAGCGCCATGCGGGGTTTCCGGGCAACCGGGTGAGAGGCCCCGCCGCCTGCCGACCCAGCCTCACGTCGCAGTCCGATCGCCCTTGCCCAGCAACCGCGCGAGTTCGCGGTCGCGCCGCGCTTCGTCCCGGCTCAGACGCCGGAAACTCGTGACGAACAACCCCAGCTTCGTCTTTGTCGTCTTGACTACCAGCACATGGCCGCCGGCCGCATCGTCCAGAACCTCGCGAATGTAGATCAGGCTGTCGCCGTCGCGGATAGGTGCGTGCGTCGCCGCGCTCACCACCTGTTGCGCGGACCGGTATTCGGCGATCGTCAGCTCGGGGTGCTTCAGGTGTTGCTTCGCCACTGTCGCGGCGGAGATGTCGGCAACCGTTCGCTTGGCGCCAATCAGCGCCGCATCTTCCTCGGGGACCCGGACGAGCGGCCACGATCCCTCCGGGTCTTCCATCCACCGCGCGAACCCATCGCCCAGCCAGTCCTGGATAACCGCGATCGACAATTGGGGCGGCAGTTCGTCGAGCTTACCGCGCAGCGCGCGCACGGTGGAGACGACGCTCGCGCCGGGCGCATAGCCCCAGCCCTTGCCGATACCCTTGGGCTCGCCCGTCTTGGGATCAGCCCGGTCCCAATCGGGCGGCAGCTTCTTGTCGGGATCGCCGCCCAGCCGCCGCGCGGCGCGCATCGACCGCGCGCCGAGCACGTAACACGAGCATCCCCAATCCGAGGGCGGGTAGAATTTGCGCCAAAACGGGTGATCGGGCGGCAGGACGATACCGTCGAACACATGAAGGTGGATGTGGCGGGGATGCACCGACCCGCCGTGACGGTAGACCCAAAGCGGGAAGTCACCATCTTCGAGCTGGACGCGCCGGCCGGCCGAATAGCTCGTCGACGCGTTGGTGCGATAGATCGTCCGCGTGCGCCAGGCGCGTCCGCCCTTGCTATCCTCGCCGGTCCAGCCGTGCCAGCCGTGCCGCTCAACGATTGCCCGGAATTCCTTTCGGAACGCGCCCAGGCTTTTGCCTTCCGCAATCGATCCATCGACCGCACCGGCGAGATCGGCGAGCAGGTCCGCCTTTTGCGCACCGGCCACCATGAACGCGCTGTCATGCGCTTCGGCGGTGATGTCATCCCACCTCTCGGTCGGCACGAGGCGACCGAGCTTCTGGCGGAAGAACGCGATCTGCTCCGGAAACGGCTTTCGAAAGACGCCTGAAACACCGCTCGGCGGCCCCTCAGGCACGATCATCCACCACACCAGCGCGGCCGGCCGCGTGCGCGGCCGTCATGCCCAGCGCGATCTTGCCGGCGATCGCGCTGGTATCGAGGTCGGGATAGGCCGCGCGCAGCATCTCGCCGAACTCGCCGAGATCGGCTGCCGCCGCCATCATCGCCTCGATCTGGCCCAGCAGCGCGCCCATGTCGCCGCGCGTCTCCTCGACGAGCCGATCGCCGATCGCATCGGCGGGCGTCGGCGCTGCCGCCGGCGCCTCGCTTTCGCGCCGCTGAAGCGCCACCCCGGACGACACCCGAGCCGCCTCCGGCGCCGGCGCCGGCGCCGCGAGCAGCTCGGCGCCCTCGTCGGGGTCGCTCAATCCGAACTTGTCGCGGATCTCGCTCTGCTGAACGCGCAGGCCGATCGGCACGAGCTTGGCGAGCGAATCCGCCAGTCCGGTGAGGTCTTCCTGCTTGGGCCGCGCGATGCGCAGCCGCGGATAGCGCTTCTGCGGCCCGCGATCCAGATCGACCCACGGCCGCACCAGATCGCGGTTGAGCGTCGCGGCGAGCGCCTTGCAGTCGGCGGTTTCGATATCCTCCTGCACCTGCCGGTGCTCGCGGCTGACCGCGTGCCCGCCCGAGATCGCGTCGGTCGTCGTCGTCTGGCCGAGCACTGCCTTCGACATCTGGCGGTCGAGCCAGTCCGCGCGCTTCTCGTAGAGCCCCGCGCCCGATCCGATATTCTCCGCCGAAATGAACTCGATCTCCATTTCTGCCGGGATGATCGCCGCGCAGTCGCCGGCGATGTTGGCGACGGCGCGGAACAGCGTCTTCTTGTCCTCGTCGCTGGCGCCCGAATGGAATTTGCCGACGCGCACCGGCTGGCCGTACGTCTGCGTGAAGATCGCCCAATCACGCAGGGTGAACGCCTTGAACATCCAGCCCCAGGCGGCGAGCCGCGCCAGCCCGCTGCGCACCGGCAGGCCGGACTTCGCCTTGGCGATATGATGGATGAACTTGAACGGCTCCAGCGGCGTGTCGACGCCGCTCCCATCCTCGCCGCCGCGCAGCATCGGCGTGCGCAGGTCGGTGCGGTCGGGGACGAACCAGCGCGGGTCGCGCCATTCGAGCCGATCGGGCCGCCACTGGCCCGCGCTCGTGTCCCAGACGATCTCGGTGAAGCTCTCGCCCTTGCCGATCGCGTCGAGCATGTCGAACACTTCGTCGGCCAGCTCGTCCCGCGTCAGCCAGTCGCGCACCATGTCGGCGAGATCGACGTCGGCCGCGTCGTCGCTTGCCGCATCGACGGTGATGTCGATCTGCGCGACCGAGCGCTTGCGCGTCGACAGCACCGCCAGATAATGCGGGTCGCGTTCCTCGATCTGCTCGGCCAGCTCGTAATAGCGCAGCGGGTCGCCGGCGTCGGCCTCGCGCAGGATATTGGCCAGCCGCACCGGGTTGAGCCCGTCGCCCGGATAGCCGCCGAGCGGCGAGCGCACGCCGCCGATCGTCGGCGTCGCGACCTCGCGCGTCAGCGCCTCCCTGCGGATCGGCCGCCCGTATTGATCCACCAACCCCGTCATCGCACCCGACCCTTCAATCCAGACATGCCCGTAAGAGGGCGTGAGAGGCCCCTTGTGGCGCCGATCGCCGCGAGCGGCGCCCACGACACCCCTTCGCCGCCCCATCGCGCTCCTGACGCGTTATTTCGGATCGTCGCGATCACCACCGCGCGCCCCTGATCCCGGCCCCCAGCGGCGGCCGCCACCAGCCGCGCTCATCGTCGTCGTCATCGGGGTCGTTGAAGTCGTCGCGATCGCGGCGGCCGGCGGGCTCGTAGCCGTACACCGGGATCGTCCCGTCGGCGGCGTGGATGCCGAGAAACGCCGCCCAGGTGCGATCGGCGTGATCGTCGTCGCGCTCCGCGACGAAGCGCGGCGCCCCGGTCGCCGACGCCACCCTGCGCAGCTTGTGGAGATCGGCGCGCAGCTTGGCGTCGCCCTCGCTGATCCGCACCCGGCGTCCTTCGAAGAAATCCTTGCCGCGCGTTGCCATCACCAGCTTGCTCGGCCCGGTGAACAGCACGCCCTCGATTCGGCTGCCATATCGGCGCTGCGCGTCCTCGACGACCTTTTCGCCCATGCCGGTTTGGTCGATGCAGGCGCGGCCGACGCGATAGCGCAGCATCACCTCGTCGAACGCCGCATCCATATCCGCGAAGCTCGCGCGCTTCTGCTCGATCCGCTCCCGCTCCCACAACACGTCGCCGATCTGCTCCCACACCCAGATCACATGCAGATCGTTGCGCCGGCCGATATCGCGGCCGACGAAGCACACGCCGCCCTGATAGGCGTCAGGCTCGCCGGCCGTCGCCTCCTCGCAACTCATGATCAGCTCGTAGGACAGCCACGCGCTCGCCTCGTCCAGCCACTTGAGTTCGAACTCCTGGCTCCACAGATCCTCGTCGGCCATGCCGGCGCGAAGCTGGTCGATATCGCGCGGCAGGCCGTCGCGCACCGCCTGATAGATATCGACGATGTGGCGCGACCAGGTTGTGTCGTCGGCCGTCATGATCTCGTAGAATTTGTTCCCCTTGCCTTTGGGCGTCGAGGTGACGCGCAAGTCCCACCCTTTCGAGATCACGGGGAACAGCGCGCCCCATATCTCGCGGCTGTCTTTGTGGATCGCGAACTCGTCGAGAAACACGTTGCGCGAAAAACCGCGCGCGGTGTCGGGGTTGGCGGGCAACGCCGTCACCTTCGATCCGTGCGGAAACGTCACTTCCTGCGCGCGGTAGACGAACCCGTCCGGGCTCTCCCAATCGTATTCCTCGGCCTCGAACCCCATCGCATAGGCTTTCGCGTGGAGCTTGATCCCTTCGTTCATCGCTTCGGCCGCCTGCCGCGCCCCGCGCGACAGGATCACCCACGGCTCGCGGCGGGCCTGCGTGGCGGCCTCGACACAGCGATCGACGATCTCCAGCGTCGTCGTGAACGTCTTGCCGGTCTGGCGCGCGAACATCCCGGCCTTGAACCGGCTGCGGTCGAGAAACCACCGCCGCTGATAGCCGTAGAGCGGAACAGCGGGGCCGGTCATTTCCCCACCGTCATTCTGGACGAAGCGCAGCGACTGGTGAGCGAGCCTTTCGCGTTCAGTCGCATCTCGACACGCCAGCCATTGGCGTAATCGGCGCGCACGCGGCGCGGCCTGTCCGCCGCGTCGAACCAGCCGATCACCGATTCGGGCGCCGCGCCGCCGGCAACCGGGAAGACGTCGTGTAGCACCTCGGCCAGTTCGACGGGATCGAGCGCGGCGCGGCGCAAGCTGGGCGAGCGTTTTGGTTTCCGCTTCACCGTTCGAAAATCCCGTAGACATCCTCGCGGATCGCCTTGAGCACCGCCTTCGGATCAGCAAGCGTATGATCACCCGCGAGCTTGTCACCAGCCGCATCGATCGCGCGATCGACCTTCGCCTTGACCTGATCTTCGAGCCGCTTGCGATGATCAGCCGACACCTTCTGCGCGGTCACCGCCGATGCGACCGCGCGCGACAGCTCCATCACTTCCTTTGATCCCACCCCCATCTCATCGGTCGAAAGACCGCGTTCGAGCAGCCGGAAAGCCGCGAGCTTCACCATCTCGGCCACCGCCACCGTCACCTGATCGGGGCCGTCCGTGCCGAGCGACTGGACGAGTTCGTCGCTGATTCGACGTACTTCATCGAGCTGGCGAAACTGGATCGCCTTGCGCACCGCGTATCGCGACCAGGCCGACTTCGAGATCGAGCCGATCCCGCGATCCGCGAGCCGAGCATTGAACTCGGCGAGGATCGCGTTGAGCGGCATCTTGCGCTCGCGCAGCGCGGCGAGCGCCCAGACGACATCGGGCTCGGCCTCGTCGGGCAAGAGGTCGATCGACGACAGCCGGCCCCGGCCTTCGCGACGGTCGGCGTCGCCCATCGCTCAATCCTCGTCCGAAGGCCGCGACACGCCCTCGACGATCGCGCGGCGCTCGACATGCGCGCGACCGAGCTTGGTCAGCGCGGCGACGATGACTGTCCCGGCCTCGCTGACGTTCACCGCGCCGAGTTGGTCGAGCATGCGAAGCTGCGTCGCCACCCACTCGCGCGTGCGGCCGATCCCGAACACGTCGAGCACGCGCATCAGCGCGATCTCGTTCATCCGGCCGTCGACTTGCCGCGCCAACTCTTTCAGGATGATCAGGCGCGCGTCCTCGGCGATCCTGTCGTCGTAATTCATGCCTTCGTCTCTCTAAGGTAGTCTTCGATCCGCCTGACGGTGCGCGCCACGGAGGTGATCTCCGCGTCGAACGTGCCCATCTGACCCTTCATTTCGGCCATCGCGATCCGCAGGTCGGCGACGTCATCTTTGCTCGGAAGGTGCGGCAGCGCGTCCTCGATGCGCTGAACGCGGCTGTCGAGCGCATCGATGTCGTCGCCGACTTCGGTCAGCGCGCCGTTCGTCTCAGCGCGCTGATCTTTTAGCTTGTGCGCCAGCTCGCGCCCGCTCTTGCTGAACCAGACGTAGACCGTGTTGCCGATCGACAGGATCAGCGCGATCGCGCCGAGCCAGCGCGTGATGCTGTCCGCGTCCATTACCACCCCCTCATCGCGCGTACCTCGCGGCGCCGCTCGCACTCGACGCACCGGATCGCTGATGTCAGCGCCGCGCGCCTCGCCGGCTCGATCCCGTCGCCGCAATTCAGGCAATGCGCTCGCCCGGTGCGCGCGATCCGGCGCCGCACCCGCTCCACGCCGGCGTCGCGCTCTTCCTCGATGCGCACCGCCATGTTCTCGATGAGTCGTTCGCCGTTCACGGCGCGGCCTCATTGCCGATGTCGACGCGCGCTTGCGCCTCGACCCAGTTGATCAGTTCGTCGAGCTGGATGGCCTGCTCGGTCGCGACAAGCGCGTCGTCGAGCCCGAGGCCGGCGGCAGGAAGTCGATCTTCGCAGGCCGCTTCATCAGCGCCGCCGGCGGCTGCGCCGGCGGCGGGCACTGGCGCGTCTGCGCGATCGCCGGCACGGGCTTCGGCGTCGCGGCGCAGGCGCTCAGCGCGAGCGCGCACATCGGCAATGCGAGCTTCGTAATCATCGGTGATTTCCTTCGAGATGCGATTCTGTTCGGCGTCGACCCGCTGCCGGTTCGCCGCATCCTTGCGCGACGCCTCGGTCGCCGCCGCCCAATAGGAGGCCACCGTCTGCTGATGCGCGGCACGTTCGTCGGCGAGGTCCTGGGTGCGATCGGCGAGCGTCCCGCGCGTGACGAACAGCGCGATCGCCAGCGCCGCGATCGGCGCCGCCCACCAATAGCGAAGCAGGAGCGCCCAGGTCATTGCCCGCCGCCCTCCTGTTTCTGCCGGAAGTGTATCCAACCTGCCGCCGCCGCGAAGATCGCCGCGCACCCGCCGCCGACCCCCACCGGATCGAACTCGCCGCGCGCCGATAACTGCCAGAACACCCCGCCCCAGAAGGCGAGCACCGATATCGCCGACATGGTCCGCGCGATATCGAGCGAGACGTTGCCCCGCGTGAAGAGCAGGTCTTTCAGCAGCTTCATTGTACCGTCCGCTCGCGGATCAGACGCGTTTCCAGAATGTCGAATGCTCGCTGCCGCCGCGCTACCAGCTCGGCGCCGGCACCGGCTGCAAGCGAAGCAATTGCTTCGGAGCGCATCGCCATAGGATGAGGGAGAGCCGCCCTCATCCTTGCGCGGCGCACCGCGATCTCGATCTCGATCGAGATATCGTCGAGCAGCACCGACATCACGCGCCGCCCACCCTGTTCGCGAGCCAGCCGTAAACGAATGCTTCATTCGCCGCCCGCCGCTCGGCGATCTCGATGTAGCGCGCGCCCTGGAGCGCATCGACCGCGCGCAGCAGCACCGTCTCGCCGGCCGCCCCACGCGCCTTGCGATAGGCGTCGAGCGCGGCGAGCGTCATCGCGCCGATCGCGCCGTCCGCCGCGATGTCGGGATAATCGACCGCGCCCCGGTTGAGCGCGTTCAGCGCGCGCTGCAGGAATGTGGCGGCGACCGCCGGCCCCATGTTCACGCCGGTATCGAACAGCTCTTCGGCAAGACGGGGATAGCGCTGTCCGACCTGATCGAATCGCGGGCCAGACCAATAGCGCTTGCGATAAATATCTTCGGCCCTGCCCCGCGGCAGCGCCTTCATCGAACCGGCATAGCCATAGGCGCGGGCGACCTGCTCGGTGACACCCCAATTCGTCGGCCCGCCTTTGTCGGCGGGATGATCGACATAGCCGCCTTCGCGCTTGATCAGGTCGTTGATGAGGCGGTCGATATCCATGCGACTCCTGCTTCGAAAAATGGCCGGCGACATGCCGCCGCCGGCCAGGCATCGGAGAGAGCTGCAAAGTGCTGGATCGGGGCGATGAATTACATGCCCGCCGGGGCGGGCATGGGTGGCCGGTGTCTCAGGCGAGCGTGCCGAACAGGCTGGGTTGAGAGCCCTTCTCGGGCTTGTCGCGCATCCGGGCGAACAGCTTGTCGACGCCCGGCTCGGTCATGCCGAGCCGACGCGCGATCGCCGCGTTGCTCAGCCCGGCGGCGCGATAGTGACGCGCCCGAAGCTCGCGCGCAAGCGGCACCCGAATCTGCGCCGGGGCGCAGCGGCGACACAGCCGCTCGGCGGCGGCCAGGCCGATCGCGACGGCGATCTCGTGGTCGGGCCGCATCGTGTGCGGCACATAAAGGCGGGTGCCCCCGAACGCCTGCGCCAGCCGGACGAACGCGTCGTCGCCCAGCAGCGCTTGCAGATCGAAGATCACCCCGCCGCTCATGGGTTCAGCGATGCTCCCCGGCCGGTGAGCATGATCGCGCGCAGCCGCTCGCTGTCCTTGTCCAGCACCGTCACGACCGTATCGTCGCGCACGAGGTACGACAGGCCGTCGATCGTGATCAGGTAATCCCCGCCGCCGATCGAGCGCGCCGCCGCGGCCGCGCGCGCCAGCGATGCCTCGACCGTCAGCCGCAACCGTTCGAGGTCGATCTGCGCGCCGCGCTCCAACAGCCGGATTAGCGCATGATCGGAGAGCTTGGCGCCGCTCACGAGCGCGGTCCGTTCGTAATGATCTCGTGGTGGCGCATCCGCACAAACGGGATGGTATCGGCGCCCTCGTGGCGCCTGTCGGTAGACGAGCGAGCTTCGATGATGTGAAAGGTCTCGCCCCGCAGGGTATCGTTCAAGCCGGCCGCGATCGCTTCGGCGCGCGTATCGAATTCGCCGATGCAATAAGTACCGTCGCCTTCAACATCCGACGAATATCCCGCCCACCACGTCCAAGGCGTCATTGGAAGCGCTCCTCTGATGAATGCTGATCAGGGCCAAGCGGCAGCGCCGTGCCGCAACGCGCGCATTCCGCCGACACGCGGCCGACGAACCACGCGCCGCTGGCACAACCGGGGCAGCGGCAGCCGACCGAATAGACCGGCCGATAACCACGGTGCGCCACGTCGTCGGCGACGAGGCGGCGCGGCGCCGATGCGCGCGGCAAGCGGAGCGCGACCACACCCATCACCCGATCTCCCCGGCGGAAACGGGGCGCGGCCCCTCGCGCAGCAACCGGCCGAATGCCGCCGCGATCAGGTCGAACTCGCTCGCCGACCAGAACAGCGGGCTGGGCTCGCCGGGCCGGATGCCGGCCAGCCGCCACGCGGCGTCGCCGAGCCGCCAATCCCGCGGCGCGAGATCGGCGTCCTTCAGCTTGGCGAGGAGCGCGTCGCAGAGCCGGTGCTTGAGCACCTGGACCGATCGTGCCGCTGGCACGCCGGACAGGTCCTGCGACCAGCCCGCGCGCTCGGCCATCTTCTTGAGCGCCTCGATCAGCAGGTACATCTGCGACTGGTTCGCCCACTGGAGCTTGTCGCAACCGAGCTGGCGCCGCGCGAACGCTTCGAGCGCGCTTTCGCGCCCGTCCCGCACCACGCCGAGATGGTGCAGCGAGATCCACAGCGCGCGTGCCTTCATCGCGCCGGGATGGTCGGCCGCGCGCGGCGCGCCCGCCTTCGGCTTCGCCGAGAAGCCCTTCGCCTTGAGTTCGTCGATCACCAGCACGAGCTGTTCTTCGGTGCACTCGCCGGCGCTCATCCGGCCAGTGATGCGAAACAGCATCGCCCGGTAATCGTCGTCGGCGAGCCCGAGCTGCTTGATGGCTACGTGCACCTTGGCGATCAGCACCCGGCGCCGCTGCCGCGCGCCGTCGAAGCGCGCCGTCGCATATTGGTTCATGCCTGCTCTCCTGAAAATTCTTCCGCGAGCCGATCCGTCAGGCGCCGAAACGCCGGATCGGCGGCGCGCAGCGCCTCGGCGCGGCGAAGCTGATGGATGACCGTGCTATGGTCGCGCCCCATCGCCCGGCCGATCTGGGGCAGGCTCCGCAGCGTCGCCTCCCGCGCGATCCACGACACCGCCGCGCGACCCCGCCCCAGCGCCTTGAAATTGCGACGGCTCATGATGTCGATCGGCCGCAGCCCCATCTCGAACCCGACGCGATCGACGATTTCGGCGACGCGGGGTGAGCCGCCGGTTTTCTCGATATCGATGACGGCTTCTGTGGCCGCGAGGGCGTCACGGAGCTTCGCGATCGCGGCCGAATCGAACTCGCCCTCGATGATGATCCGCCGGATGCTCATGACAGCACCCGATGCACGAGGGCCACGATATCCGGCCCGGCCGAGCCGAGCGCGCACGCCACCGCGAACGCCGCGCCGCCCACGACGTGGCGGTGACGGCGCAGCTCGGCGGCGATCGATCGCACCGCGCTCATGACGCCGCCGCCAAAGCGGCCGCGAGCGCCTGATCGCGCAGGTTCGCCGCCTGTTCGAGCTTGTTCGCCGCCCCGCGCAGACACCGCGCCGCGCTGCGCGGTGCACCGTCGGCCAGATAGACGCCGGCCAGCTCGACCTTCTCCAGCGCCTCCTCTTGCAGATCGTCCCACGCGCTCATGACGCGATCGGCCGCGACGCGAGTTGCGCCCAGGCGTCCTGCATATGGGCGAGGTCACGCGCGCGGTGTTCGCCGCCCGCGATCATCGTCGCCAACTCCAGCACCATCGTGCAGCCGCGCAAACCACCCGGCTTGGTCGCGATCGACTGAATGAAGGCGATCTCCTTCGCATCCTCCAGACCCCACGCCTCGGCGAGCGCGCGTGCGTCGGCCGCCAGTGGCACGTTGCGCACCAGCCGCATCCCGACACGGCTGTAGAGCTGCGCATAATGCGCGCGCCGCGTGCCGCCTTCGAGCCGCGCGATCACGCTTTCATTACCCAGCAGGGCGATGCCGATCCCCTCTGCATCGTGCCATGACCGGATTTCCTCGACCGACTTCTCGGAAAGGTGCTGCGCTTCGTCGATGATGATGAGCCCGCCGGTGTTGCGCACCCGCTCGCGCACGCGGCGCGACAGTTTCTGCGACGTCCCGACCGCATCACGCTCCCCCAGCGCCGCCAGCACCTCGATCTGCATGTTGTTCACGCCACTCGTCGACGGCGTCATCGTCGCCACCCAGACGTTGGCGACCGCGGCCTGATAATGGCGGCAGGTGATCGTCTTGCCCGTTCCCGGCCCCGAGGCGACCACCGTGATGCGCCCGCGCTGCGCCCAGGTCAGCAGCGCGACGATCTGACGCGACGTGCCGGTCTCGAAATAATCGGGGATTTCGGGCGCTTCGAGCGCCAGTTCGGCCTGCATCGCCAGCCTCTGGCGGAACAGGAGCAGCTTGCGCGCGACTGCCTCGTTATTGCCGCCGTACCCGCCGCCCACGAATTGCGTCAGCGTGCCGTAAGCGACGCCCGATTGCGGCGCCAGTTCGCTATAACTCAGCCCGGTGCGCTCTTTATAGTCGAGCACCCAGGCGCGCAGTTCCTCGACGTCGACGGGTGTCTTTGATGGATCGTTCATGGTATTTATCTCCTGTCATCTGCTCACGATGTCCGGCCGCTCCGAGGTTCCAGCTCGGGGCGGCCGCTTTCATTCGACCAGCCGCAAATGGCTGACGGCCGTCGAAAACTTGTCCATGAAGGCGCTCTGAGCCGGGGCTGAGGCGGGTTCGGAAACCGGCTTGAGCGCCGCCGCCGTCTGGCCGCGATGGCGGACAGGCCGCACCACCGCCGGCGCGGGCGGATCGCTCTCGTCCGCATAATCGGGGAGCAGCGCCGCGATCTGGTCGGCGCTGAGCAAATCCTCCAGCTCGGTCGCGCGCCGCGTCGCCTTGCGCCAATCGGCTTCCTGACGCGCGCGCCGCCGTGCCGCCTCGACGTCGAGGAAGCCGTCCGCCGCGATGATCCCGGCCGATACCAGGAATCGCCCCGCGCGATCGTAGACGTGGACCGGCAGCATCAGATCGTCGGGATCGAACCGGATCGTCACCTTCTGGCCCGCGATCTGGCTGAGTTCGGGCGCCCAATAACGGTTGCCGTGCAGCCGGATGTGGCCGCTCTTGCGATCGGTCGAGAGCTGCTCGCCGGCCATCAGCGCGAGCCGCAATTGCTCCTCCGTCGCCTTGCCGATCGGCGCGACCGCATAGGATGCGTTGAACGCGTCGTCGAAGCTGCGCCCGGCCGCGATTTCGGTGCGCCGGCCCTGCCGCGCGTTGTGCGCGGCGATCCCGCGCGCGATCACGCGCACGAACACGTCGAGATCGATCGCCTTGCTCGCGTAATTCTCGGGCTTCGCGTCGGGCCGGTTGCCGGTGTAGGCGCCCGCGAAGGCCGGATGCTTGGCGAGGTCGCGGCAGAAGTCCCCGAACCCGCGCTCGATCGGTTTGGACGAACCACGATACGGCGTCGTCCAGTGCGTCGTGATGTTGAGCGCGGTCAGCAGGCCGAGCGGCTCGTCATCCTTGATTTTGAACCGGAATCGCGTCGGCGAACCGCCCGTGATCCATTTCGAGGCGAAGCCGCGGCCGTTGTCGACCACGGCGCCCTTCGGGATGCCGAATTTCTTGAGCATGTCGGCGAGAGCGAGCCGCGTCATCAGCGCGCTTTCGCTCACGCCGATCCGCCAGCTCAGGAATTTGCGGCTGTAGACGTCCTGGATCGCCACCATCATCGGGCGGCGGATCGCGCCATCGGGGAAGCGCACGAAGACGTCCCATTTATGGCCGTCCATGTTGATCAGTTCGAGCGCGTGGAGATCGGCCACCGTCCGCTGTTGCGGCGGCATCGTTTCGCGTAGCGCATCCTTGCCCTTCCGCGCCGCCACGATCACGCGCCGGTCGACCTCACGATCGAACTTGCGCCGCAGTGAGCGCTCGCAGGGCAACGTCGCGCCGATCGTCTCCGCATATTCTTCCGCCCAGCGGTAGCAGCTCGAAAACGTCGGCTTTTCCGGCCGCAGATAATTCGATTTGAGATGCTGCCACACCCGCGGATCGATCTCGGCTTCTGTCCCGCCGCCCGCCCGCCGCGGCGCGAGGTGTACCAGCCGGTCAGCCGGATCGGTGCCGTTGAGAGACTTGAGCCAGCCCCACAACGTCGACGCGGCGCCCCCATGCTCGCCCGCGGCCGACGCGACCGCGGTCGAGCGCGAAAAACCAAGCCGTTCGTGCGCGGCCACCGCATCGACGATTTCCGCGCGGCGCCGCGCTTCGGCCTTCACCTTTTCGGGCTGCCGATCGAACCAGTCCCACCCGCTCGCGCGTGCCGGCCGCGCCGGCGGGCGATCGGTGACGATCGCGACGACCGCGATCCCACGCCGCGCCAGCTCGATCCGAGAAGCCGACGGCAACACCTCGACATGATATTCGAGGCCGCCGCCACGCGCCTGACGCGGCCGGGCGAGCGGCTCGCCCGACGCCGTCTGGCGCAGCGCCCAGCCTTCGTCGTCGGCGCGCTCATTGATCCGACGCTTCGACTTCGGCAGCCCCGGCAGCTTGAGCGCGGCGAGTTCCGCCGACGTGAACCACACCTTGCCCCCAAACGGCTTCATACGCGCTCACCACCCCGTTCGATCGGTTGCGCACGGCCGCGCAATTGCTTGATTTCGGCGTCGATCCGGGCGCGCTGCGCTTGCAGATGGCCGAGCCGCGCGGCGAGGATTTCCTCGCCCCAAAGGATGCGCCCGCCGAGACGGTGGACCGCCTCCTCGATCAGCGCGTGATCCTGCGACACGGCCATCAGCGCGAGCGCGCGGCCGAAGCTGATATTGTGGCCGTCGCGCGCCGGCGACGCGTAGGCGTCGAGCATCCAGCGCGAGACGTCCTCGGCCATGATCGCCGACATCGCGCCTGCGATTTCCTCGCGAGATCGCGAATCCTCCTTCAGCATGATCCCGACCTCGGCCGCGATCCACGCCTCGACCCCGGCGAGCGCGGCCGGCCCGTTCATCGGCCGCGAAGCCGTGAACAGGTCGAACTGGCGTTCGTCGGGGGAGCGGCGCTTAGCCATCGGCGCGCACCCAGGAACTGCAAGCCGGCGACGATTTCTTGATATCGGTCGCCGCGCCCCCCGTTTCGGTGAGCGCGCACTTGAAATAGGTCCGCGCGAACTCACGCCGGACGAGCCGCATGCAGCTTCCGCACGTCTCGCCGGCCGGCCCGCTGCCGGGCAGCGTCGGATAGCCGTTCCGCCGCTTGCCGCGCGGCGCGCCGAACCGCGCCGCCTGCGCACGCAGCGGCGCATTCAGCGCGGCCTGAATACGGGGATCGACCGGCATCAGTCGCCGCCTCCCACCGTGCGCGCGCGATGTTCGAGCTTGGCGATCGCCATGATCGTCGGCTTCACCTCGGCCGAAGCATGGTCATAATCGCGTCCGTACCGGCCGTTGAGGCGCGGCAGCATCGCGCGCGGGATCAGCTCCCAATTGGCGGGGTCAGTGTTCGCTTTGTTGCCGTCAAGAGACTTGAGGCACATGCCTTCCGGCACTGGCCCGTGAAGCTCTTCCCAGCGGATCAGGTGGACGGCGCGCCATCGCGACTGGAGCGGCAAGCCGTCGTGGATTTTCCGCTCGACATAGCCGTCTTTGCTCAGCCGCTCCGTGCCGATCGTTTTGTAGAGGTCCACGGCGACGCCGCGTCGCTCGCCCTTGCGGAATTGAGTCTTGCGAGCGTTGGGATGGTTGCCGCCGACGCCTGGCGGGCACTTCCTGCCCTTGTTGATCGGCGTCTGCCCGGCTTCGAATCGACCGGTACGACCGGTCTTCCAACCCTTGCGCTTCCGAAGCGCATTGAGATTGACCGCCGACACGTCGTCCCGGCCGAAGCGTTCGCAGAACGCGTGGTGCAGGTCGCCGATCACCAACCCGCGGTTGGCTTCGATCCACGCCAGTTCGTCGGCGCTGTAGGAGATCGCGCGGCCCTTCACGCCGTCTTGTCCTCGATCATCGGGAGCTGATGCAGAAACCGATCGCCATGCGCGGCCACGATCTCGACGGCCTTGAGCTGGAGGCTCGCGCCCTTCACGATCTGATCCGATACGCGCACGATGGCCTGGGCGCGCTTGGCCTCGGCCTCGATCTGCTCGGCCGTCAGGTCTTCATCGCTGAGGCGCTCGATCTGGGCGAACAGATGGTTGTTGAGATCGGTGAGCTTATTCTTCACGACTTGGTCTCCTGTTGCTTGGGCGGCAGCGTCGCGATCATTGCGGCGAGCACATCGACATGCAGCGGATCGAGCCGCGTCGGGCGCAGGCTCTTCGGCGCCGGGCGGCGCCGGCCGATCTGGATAGTCAGCCGCTTCACCGCTGCCACCATTGCAGGCGGGCATCGCCGTCCTCGTCCGTCTCGGCGAACGCCGGCGCGGCGGTGCCGCACAAGGCGGTATTGTTTTTGGCGGAAAGGCGTGCGTCGGCCTCGGCCCAGCGCTCCCGCGCCAGCCGGTCGCGCGCCACCGCCATCGATACGCGGTCGCGCACCGCCAGCTCGAACACCTGCCGGCAGCGCCGCAGCCGTTCGGCTTCGGTCGTCGGCCGCGCGCTCATGCGAACGCCTTTCCGGTCGCCGCGATCGCGGCGGCGAGCCGCCGCGAGCCGTCGCGCACCATCGCCTCGAAGAGCCGGTTATCGGCGCCCCCGTCGAATTGGCTGATCGTCTTGCGGACTGCCTTCGCCGTACAAGACGTCGCGGCCGCCACCTGGTCGATCGACAAACCGGCGTCCCACAGCTCAAGGATTCGCTCTTCGAACGGGAACAATCCGACCACGTCGTCGCGCCGCCACGGCCTCTTGCTCACAGGCGCCTCCTGGGCGCATCAGCGCCCTTGGCACGGTCGATCCGGTCGCGCGCTTCGGAGACAAACACCTGATATTTGCCGGTGTCCTTCGCCGCGAAGGCGCGCTTGATGTCCTGTTGAAGGCTCAGCGGCAGCGAGAACCAGTGGCGCCGGCAGAACAACTGCCCCCGCTTGACCTCGATCTGGCAGCTATCAGCCGCACAGCTCACCGCACGGCCGAACACGCGCCGCTCGAAGGTCGCGATCCCGTCAAACGTCTCGCCGCGCCGCCCCAGCTCGGCGCGTAGCGCGACCGTGGGAATCGTGGTGAGGTCGGGTGCCTCGGGCAGGCGCAGGCTGCGATGGCGATAATAGTCGCGCACCACCTTGCCGTCGTCGGCCAGCCGGCCGACGATCCGCCCTGCCGCGCCGGTCGAAATGCCGACCTGCGCCCCGATCTCGGCCAGCGTGGGCGCATAGCCCAGCCCGGCGATTGTCTCGCGGACATAGTCCAGCGTCTTGAGTTCGGCGGGCGTCATGCGCCACCTCCCGTGCTATCGTCCGCCAATTGCGATGAAGGGGAGAGCGTCGGTGAGCCTGCACAATTATGAAAACGCATGGCGGTCGATCGGCCGTGATCTGGCGGAGTTGCTGACGGCTCAGCAACGTCGCCAGGCAGCCGATTTGCTCGATCAGCCCGAATGGGCTCGGGCACCATTGTCGGAATGGAAGGAAGCAACCGCCCTGCTGGGCCTCGACCCGAAGCCGTTCCGGGCGAAATGGGCGAAGATTGATCGAGATCACCAGCCGCTTCTGTGGCTTCGTCTTCAGTTTCTCGTTCACCTGTCAACCAACGCAATAGCGATCGCTGAAACGGCTGAAGACGTGACGGGTCTGCCATATCGGAAAGCACTTCGAAGCGCCTCCGAGCGGCTTCTTCAGCTTCCACTAGACCCATCAGCAGACGATCTACGGGACGCATTGCTCTGATCGCGCGCCGCGCGGCGCGAACCACGCTGATCGCGCACGGCAACGGCGCCTTCATGCGCCGTCTCCCGCCAGCGGGACGGCGCCGAGCTTGCGAAGATACTCGTGCTCAGCGCTGGTGATCGACGAAACGTCGAACCGTACGGAAAACCCTGGAGGATGATCGCCCGCGGCGACAATAGCGCCGAGCAACGTGGCTTTTTGCGGCCACGTCAGCGCCCCATACATAGCCGCGAGGTCATCGGTGCAGGCGTCAAATGCTTCGCGAAGCCGATCACGTGCCGGACCATTGACATCCAGATGGCGATGTTCATGCGTCATCGACGTTCTCCCCATCAAGCCGCAGCGGCGCGAGAAGATCGCGGGCTTCGGCGGGTAACAGGTTTTGAAAAGTCGGCGACTGGACGAGGCCAAGGCGTTCGGTGCGCGACATTCGCGTGACAGCGCCGATGACCGCATCGAGCCGCTTATCTTCGGGCGATTTGTTTGGTTTGGGATTATTCCGAACGAGCGCCGCTGCTTCGGCGACCTTCGCCACCGGCCCGACCCCGCTCGAATGCGTCCGCCACGTCAGATATTCGACCGCTTCGCGCTGTTCGTCAGGCAACATCTCCGCGAGCCGCAGCAGCTCCTTCTGCACCTTGAGGATCGGATGCCGTTCCTCGCGCAGCTTCGCGACGACAGACGCCGAAAGGCGCCGAACCAACATCAAATCGCGCTCGATGAGCCGTCTCGAAAAGCCGAGTTCGGCGACAACGCGATCGGTGAAATCGTATGCAACCGCCATCGTGGCGGTTGCATCTGCAGCATCGTCCTTCAACTCCTGCGCGGTCGTTTTGTCCCAGCGCGCATGAGCAGAGGCCGTCCGCCCATTCTTTTCGGGATCGATGCCCGCGCGAACCTTCAGCAGCGCGATCTCTTCGGCGATAAACATCGCTCGATCGAACGGATCGAGATCGCGTCGATGAAGGTTCTCGATCACTTCGCGGCGGCGGCGTTCATCCCGGCCAGCGCCGACAACGATGGCTTTGAGATATTCGATGCCGGCGAGCCGCGCCCCTTCGACACGATGAGCGCCAACAACCAGAGTCCAGTGATCGCGGCCGGGGAGCCGGCAGACCTTGATCGGGTCTTCCTGGCCGTTTCGCGATAAGGACGCGGCGATCATCTCGGCGTAGACCGGATCGACCTCGCGCAAACGACCACTGACGTCGATCTGATCGACGCGGATCGACACGATCTGCTCGACCGGATTTTCTTCGAGCGCGGCGCCGCCGACCGGCCGTGCCTCATTTGCGGCTGTGTGGACCATGTCTAGCGCGCCTCCGCATTATGACGATGCAGCGCGACTGCGATGTTGGTAGGAACCGGAATTATGGATTCGGCTTCCTTCGCCTGCTCGCGCAGAACGCGTTCGATCGCTGCGGCGGTGCGCGCGCTTGGGCGACCGCGCAAAACTTCTGAGACCGATTCTCGTGCCAGCCCTTCGGCGCGCTCGAACGCTGCGAGCGAACGATACCGCTTGCGGATCACCGCTTTGATATCCTCGGGATGTGCACGCTCAAGGAGCGTCATAAACAGAATTCCTGTCATCAATAACAAGAATTCGATGTTCTACACGGAATTCCGGGCAGCGCAAGCGTGACGGGGGCTATTTCTTCGCGCCTCGCCGGGTTAGGGCAGCGAATTCGGGAAATGCGCGTCGATCGTGGCTTGAATCAAAAGGATTTTGGGGCGCTGGGAGGCGTGAGCATCACCAGCCAACAACAGTATGAGGCTGGCAAAACCCCGCCTAACGCTGAATATCTCTATCGTTTGGAAAGCAACGGAATCGACCTGATCGGTTTGTTCGGCGAGCGCTCGACATCGCCGATAGCCGACGAGATTCGGCGCTCTCTCAGTCGAGCCGAAAACATCGAAGCATTCGATCTCCGGCCTGTGCAGGAAATCGACCTCGCCTATGGCCTGGGCGGCACATATACGGACGGGCCAGTGGAGGTCCGCACGCATCACTTCCCTAGGGCGTGGCTCGAATCGATCACGGCGACGCCGGCTGAACTACTGACGATCGCGCGCGGCCGCGGCGATTCGATGGTGCCGACGGTGCTGGACGGCGACATGGTGCTGATCGATCGCAGCCAGCGCACGGTGCGCGAGCAGGATGCGCTCTGGGCGCTCACGATCGGGGATATCGGGATGATCAAGCGGCTGCGCGTTCGCGCTGAGCGCGTTCAAATGCTATCGGACAACGATCGCGTGCCGCCGGACGAGGCGCACCATGAGGAAATCAACATCGTCGGCCGGGTGATCTTCATCGGTCGCAATGTTTAGGGGGAGCGGGAATGAAGGGGGTTCTGGGGGCGGCGTTGGCGATCGCCGTGATCGCGATGCCAGTGCAAGGGGCGATATACGAAAATTGGGTGGTCGGACAGGAGCGGGAGGTTGACGAAGGAGTCTATGCTCGTCTGGCTAAGGAAGAAGGAGGGTGGCGCCTATGGCGATTCGAAACAAAATACGGTGTGACGTGTAAAGCTGTTAAGCCAGCCGACGGATTGCCTGCGCCCATTCCCCTTGGTGTCTCTAGTAAACTAGGCTTAGGAACACCGTTCTTGGAAATCACGTTCTTCGATCGTCAACGAACCTCGCGTATTGAGGGGCGGCATTTAGGCGATCAAGCGGAGTATCGCTCGCCGGGAGAACGTTTCTGGCACGAGTGGAGCGAAGAAACTGACTTGGTGGATTTTTTGGAAAGCCCTTCAATCGAAGTCCATGTCTCGTCTTGGAAATATCCAGCCAACTTTGTTGGAAAAATAGAGGAGCGTGGCACGATCAACCTTTCTGGGCTCGCTTCTATAATGCATGATGGTTCTGAATGCGCCGCCGCGCGCTCCGAAGACCAATAA